TGTGAAAGTATCAACCCGCACTGCCGACATAATTGTCGGTGAAGTTAATGGTAAATCTATTTGGAAGAAAGTATGGGTAAAGCAAAAACAAAATGTTGTGATTGCTGACCCTGACGGCAATGGTATTGTTCTCACATTCTGATCACTAACTGTTCCTTTGCTATTTGATTATGTTTGACGAAACTTGGTCCGAAATTGTTGATGCTCCCGGTGAAATCTTCGATATCATCGAATACAAGGAAGAATGGGAGAAGGAAGAGAAATTCGACGTTGAGAAGTACATCAACGGAGACACCGATTATTGATGTCCTTCGTTTCAACCTTCGATCACACAAACTCCATGACTGACAACATCATCGACCGGGACAAACTGCAGGACAATCTTATCAACCAGATTCTGGATGATATGGACATCAAAACTATGATGGCAATTCTTTATGATCAGATGGATGAAAATTTTGACAAGTATTCGGTCGATGAATTGATCGAAGAGGTTAAAGAATACTACCCACACATTTTGGAGGAAAGTAACAACTAAGGCAGCTGCCGAAACCAGTTGACAAGGTGTCACAAACCCCCCTTGTGAAATCCCTGAAAGTATGGGATTCTATAAGAGTCAAAGGAACGCAACTCATGGCAACTCCAATCTTCACAATCTCACCCGAAATGCAGGCAACCTGGGATGACATCATGGGGCAGATGATTTCCTTCATCAATGACACAAATGCCGATGTAGATATGGCATACGATTGGGTATGTGATCAACTGGAAATTGATTCCTTTGTTGATAACGACTCAGCATGGAATTCTTTCTATGATGCCTGGGAATCTGCCGACAATCGTAACTGTACACAGTACATCTTTGCCTGATTCTTTACATCTTTCAATTCACAAAACCATGCGTTATTCTGTCCACTGTCCATCTGCCCCATACGAAAATTCTTCCTTTGTTGACATCGACGATGCATGGGGTTTGTGTTTAGATCTCTCCGAAGAATTCGGTTATGCCGAAGTTCGTCTGGGCGAACATGTCCTGGGAAGTTACACCGACGGTCGGTGAGGGACAATCGACAAACTGTCACACACTTCCCCCAAAACGCCTCAATCCATCCTATAGTGATGAAGTCACAAACAAAGAGACACCCCATGCGTAAGATCGAACAGCAGATGATTGCCGCAATCAAAGGTAACACTGACTGGAAATCTGCAAACACTGAGGTTATTGCTGACCATGATGGAATCTCCCGTGTGTATCTGCACGGCAACAAAATCGCTGAGGTTGGTGATGACTTTCTCAAATTGTTCGATGGTGGTTATCAGTCAACGACTACAAAATCCCGTCTAAATGCACTTCTTTCTGAGTTCGGTTACACTTGCGGAACTAAGCGAGAGTTCATTTTTCAGAAACAATTTGAGTGGTTCATTCAAATGTTTGACCTGACAGAAGAGGCAATGAGAACCATTCCTTTCACCAACGGAATGCGTCTGGCAGGATGACAACTCTGGGGGTTAAATTCCCCCTCAATTGTTATCACCAGCGGGGGTGAAGCATCCCGCTCTAAACAACTTCACTACACACAACCAAAGGTAACATCATGATCGCTAAGTTCAACTCCTCCGCTATCAACACCATCGCCACCGAAGGTGATACCGTGACCGTCGAATTCAACGGTGGTCGTCAGTATGATTACAAGTCTGCTGATGTCTCCGGTTTCGTTTCTTCCCTGAACGATGTCATCGCCAAGGGCGAATCTGTTGGTCGGTTTGTGAACACCAGCATCCGTAGCAAGTCCCTCCAGACTGTTACTGTCTGATAACAAATTGTGCCCTCTTCACTAACACTGAAGGGGGCACACATAGCATTCGTTCGTGAACAGCAGTTAGGGGGTATTATGCCCCCTTAGCGTCGGCGGGCGTGATGCCCCCCCCCGTATAAAAACGCCCCACTTCCCTAAGCTATAAACGACCCAAATCGACCTTTCAATTTCCCTCTCTTAAAAAAATTCCGAGCATATATAAAAATGATGACAGGATTTGATGAAATGCAAAAAAATTCCGCAGAAAATTTTACGACCATAGAGGTTGATCCTATAACTGGTGAATATTACGTTACAATTCCCGAATGGATTATTAATGAGAATGGATGGTACGAGGGCACGGAAGTCAATATGGAAGTCGATGGAGATTCTATTATCATCACGGAAGTTAATTGACAGAACACTATATAACTGGTATGATACTGAAGTAGTTTTATTCTATTATGGCTAAAGGATTTACTGTAAAGGCAAAGAAACCACCGGTCCCTAGTAAGGAAGACGAGTGGGACTATGATAAGGCAAAGGAACTTGTAAAAGGAAAGACCATTGTGTTTTGTCTACCCGGTCGTGGAGTTTCTTACACGTATTTGAAAAGTTTTGTACAACTTTGTTTTGATCTTGTACAGGCAGGGGCAAGCATCCAGATTTCGCAAGATTATTCCTCCATGGTCAATTTTGCCAGATGCAAGTGTCTTGGAGCAAATGTACTGCGCGGACCGGATCAAATTCCTTGGGACGGTAAGTTACATTACGATTGGCAGTTATGGATTGATAGTGATATTGTATTCAATACTGAGAAGTTCTGGCAGTTAGTTCTGATGGAAAAGGATATTGCCGGAGGATGGTACTGTACAGAGGATGGTCGTACCACATCAGTTGCTCATTGGTTGGAGGAGGATGACTTCCGGAACAATGGAGGTGTGATGAATCACGAAACTCTGGAAAGTATTTCCAAGCGCAAGAAACCATTCACAGTGGACTATACGGGTTTTGGATGGCTTCTGATTAAGCACGGAGTATTCGAGAACGAAGGTATGAAGTATCCATGGTTTGCTCCGAAGATGCAAGTCTTTGAGTCCGGTGAAGTACAGGACATGTGTGGCGAGGATGTCTCGTTCTGTCTGGATGCGATTGAATCTGGATTTGAGATTTGGTGTGACCCAAGAATTCGTGTCGGACATGAAAAGACTCGTGTCATCTGATCGATACACCATTCTTCGTAAGAACAAACGTATTTTTACGAATCTTACGGAGGATGAGTATTTGGAGATTATGCAGGATCTTGCGATTGAATTTTATGAAACCGGATCACCGAATCCGGAGCACCTGAAAACTATTATCACTAATGATCACGGAGGATCTAAATGGCTAGAGCAAAAGTAGGGCTTATTAAGGACGGTTATGTACAGTCGAAACCGAAAAAAACTCGTCAGGGTAATGGAAAGCACAGTAAGAGGACCGCAACTTCTCGTAACTCTGCTTCTAAGATGTACAGAGGGCAGGGTAAGAGATAACTAGATAATATAGTTTTGTAAAGCAACATGGCATGTTTGATAACCAATCTACCTTCAGTGGAAGTATGGGTTCGTAAGGAATATCTAACAGATCATCAAAGTGGGCACGGGGAATTTGTAAAGGGCGTTTGGGTTTCGGCTAAGTCGATTCCCGGACGCGCTTTTTATTTTGAGACTTATTTACCCGAATATGCCGCAATGTATGATAAATTACCGATTAGTGCTTTTCTAAGTGAACCTGTTCTCCCTGATCCGGATATGACACTTCATAATCTACAGTTCTGGAACTGTATGGACTATGGTGTGGTGACGGTACAGAAGCAGTTTATTGGATCTATGCACTATGAGGTCTATACAAGGGATTATGGACCTCAGACGGGCACATATGTATGTACTCTGGACAATTATCATCAGGATCCTGATGTGATTGACTATGCGACCAGTGAAAACCCGTCTGAACACAAGTCACATAACCTTATTGAACTCGATAATGGACAATATTGTCTCTATCCAAATAATAGAACCAGAATTTATGACAATAGTTTGACTCCTAAAGATCCAAAAGTACCCGATTTTAAGGTTTCGACAGTGTACTACCAAGTTGAAAACGGACACGATCGTGATGGACTCGGAAATGATGAGAATTATTTTTGGAAAACGGCAAAAGAGCAAGAAAATACTCAAAATTAGGGTATAAATAAATAAAAACTCTGTTCGATGGCGGTTACACGCATATCAAGAGCGTTTAAGGACATAAGTTTGTCATTTGAACCTCATCCAGTTACGAAAGATTTTCCTATATTAAAAAATGAATCGGCAATTCGCCGTTCTGTAAAAAATATTGTGCTTACAATACCTACAGAAAAGTTTTTTAATTCATTATTTGGGTCCGATGTCTACGGTAGTTTGTTTGAATTTGTTGATTTTGGAACTGCATCGATTATTCAACAACAAATTCAAACATCAATTGAAAATTTTGAACCAAGAGTGAATAATATTGGTGTAGATGTCTTTCCATCACCGGATGAAAACACTTTTGAGGTTACAATTTCATATGATATTATCGGACAATCATTTCCAACACAAGAATATACGTTTCTATTAGAGGCAACGAGATACTAAAATGCCTTTCACTAAATTTTCTAATCTAGATTTTGATCAAATAAAGACATCCATCAAGGATTATCTACGTTCAAATTCAAATTTTTCGGATTTTGACTTTGAAGGGTCTAATTTTTCAGTATTGATTGATACTCTAGCATATAATACATACATAACTGCCTTCAATACTAACATGGCAGTTAATGAATCCTTCTTAGATTCTGCAACAGTAAGAAGAAACGT